CCGTCACCTATGGGAGCGCGACGCGGGCCTGCGATCTTCTCGTCTTGTGGGGCGTGCGCCGGCGGGATTGGATCGCGCGGCAGAAGGCGGCGGGCGGCGAGGTGTGCATCCTCGAGCGCGGGTATCTCGGGGACCGGTTCTTCTGGACGTCGGTGTCATTCGGCGGCGAGCTCAATGGCCGCGCCGAGTTCCGCGGACCATTTCATGACGGCAGCCGTTGGGAGATATACTTCGCGCACCTGATGCAGCCGTGGCGCCGCAAGGACGGGCCGGTGGTGATCATGGGGCAAGTTCCTGGCGACCAGGCCGTGCGGGCGATCGACATTGACCGCTGGTGCAAGCTGACGGCGGAGCATCTGAAGGCGCGGGGGCACAAGGTTGTCATCCGGCCTCATCCGAAGGTGTGCGCGGGCGCGCCGCTCGAGGAGGTGCTGGCCGGGGCGAAGATGGCCGTAACGTTCAATTCCAATTCCGGCGTTGATGCCGTGCTCGCCGGTGTGCCGACGATTGCCGTCGATCGCGGGTCGATGGCCTGGGATGTCACCGGGCACGAGCTCGACGAAGAGCCGCCGACGCCGGACCGGACCGCTTGGGCACACCGGCTCGCGTGGTGCCAGTGGACCATGGACGAGATGGCGTCTGGCGAGTGTTGGGCGGCAATTCGCAACTCTGAGGCGAGGATTTGCGCGCCGGAAGGGGCCGAAACGGCCTCAGCCGCGTAAAAGCCTCTAGGAGGGCCGTGGGCGGCCGTTTGTGGCCGCGGGTGTGTTCATATGGACCGGCCCTAAGATCGCCGTCCTGGGCCAAATCTGAGGGACATTTCTCGTGAGAGCCGGACGTTTGGACCGCCGGATCACGATTCAGCGGTTCACGACGACCTATTCCCCATCGGGGCACCCCGAAAAGACGTGGACGAATCTCGTGTCCCGCCGCTGGGCGGAGGTGCGGCCGGTGCGTGGCGAGGAGCGTTTCAGCGCGCCACAGTTGGCCGCAAAGGAACAGGTGGAATTTCGCATCCGCTGGGGCGCGGCGGTGGCCGATGTCAGCCCTCTGGACCGGATCATCTATCCAGCCGTCGAGCCCGCGTCTCCGACGGAGGAGATCGCAGAGAGCCGCGTCTACGACATTCTCGCCGTTCACGAGATCGGGCGGCGCGACGGGCTCAGAATCATCGCGGCGCGGCGGGTTGATGGGGTGACGTCGTGATCAAGGACATCCGGCCCGCCTTGCGGGCGTTCCTGCTCGCCGATCCGCAGATCTCGGCGATGGTCGGCGGCGTGCGGGTGCACCATCTGACGCTGCCGCAGGGACAGCGGGAGCCCTCGATCGTCTACCAGCGGATCACTGGGCTCGGCGATCACCACATGCAGGGCCCGTCCGGGCTCACGCGGCCGCGGTTCCAGATCGACGCCTGGGCCAAGTCGACCGATGACGCCACGCGGCTTGCGGATCTCGTCAAGGGGCGGATCGACGGCTATCGCGGGCCGATGACGGCGCCGACGTCGCCGCCGGTCACCATTCACGTGCAGGGCGTCTTTTTCGAGCACGAGCGGGAGTTCTACGACGGCGACTTGGAGCTCTACCGCATCAGCCGCGATTATCTGATCTGGTGGGAGGAACGGTAAGTGGCGATCCGCAAGGCGGCGTTCCGGCCCACGTTCAAGATCGAGGGATTGCGCGAATTGCAGGCAGGCCTCGCCGAGCTGAAGAAGCCGACGCAGACGAACGTGCTCAAGCGGGCGCTCATGAAAGCGGGCGCGCCGGTGGAACGGGATGCCGAGACGCGAGCTCCGGAATTGCGCGGGCACCTGAGACGCGGAATCGGCATCGGTACGAAGCTGACGCGGCGACAGAAGGCGCTGCACCGGAAGGAATCGAAGGTCGAGGTGCATATCGGCGCCGGCGGCCATCCGCAGGCGCACCTGCAGGAGTTCGGCACCGCGCACCACGCGCCGCAGCCGTTCATGCGGCCGGCGTGGGACAACAACAAGATGCGCGTCCTCCACAGCATCAGGAATGATCTCGCCACAGAGATCGAAAAGGCGCGGCAACGCGCGGCACGGAAGGCCGCACGACTGGCGGCGAAGCGGTAAGCAGCAGGAGCAGCAAAGATGACGACTCAAGCCTTCATTGGGCATGGGACCGAGATTGCCGTGGGCTCTGGCAGCCCGGTGCAATATGCGGCCATCGGCGAGGTCACGAGCATTTCCGGGCCGAGCCTTGCCCGCGATGCGATCGATGCCACGCACATGGCAAGCCCTGGCGGCTGGCGTGAGTTTATCCCCGGTTTGAAGGACGGCGGCGAAATCACGATCGAATTCAATTTCGTCCCCGGAAGCCAGAGCTACGCCGACCTGCAAGCGGCGTTCAATTCGTCGCACGCAGTGCCGTTCCGGCTGACGTTTCCAGATGGGAGCCCGGGCACGACCTGGACGTTCGATGGCATCGTGACGGGACTCGAGTCCGACATGCCGGTCGACGACAAGGCCACCGGCACGATGACGGTTAAGCTCACGGGTGAACCCAACTTCGGGCCATAATCATGACGACGTCGAGGGGTGCCGTCAGCTTCGAGGCGGACGGCAAGACGTATACGCTATCCTATAGCGTCAACGCGCTCATTGAGCTCGAGGAAGCGATGGGCATGAGCGCGATGCAGATTCCGGGGTTGTTCCGGGATGGCAGCGGCATCCAGCTCAAGCACATCCGCCTACTATTTTGGGCCGGCTTGAGGGACCACCACGCCGATGTGACGATTGCCGAGGCCGGCGAGATGATGCGCGCGGTCGGCCTCAACAAGGCGGCGCAGCTCATCGGCAAGGCGTTCATGGGGGCCTTTCCGGAGGCCGAGGAGCGAGCCAGCAGCCCTTTAGGGGCGGGCCGGGATCGTGGGACTGGGAAAAGCTCCTCGCGGCGTGGTGCGAGCTCGGCCGCGACCCGGAGCAATTCGGGCGCCTGACGCCGCGGGTGATCCGCCTCGTGATGGAGGCGGATGTCCGGCGGCTCGAGCGTGAGCACAACGCGCGGGCCTGGCAGGCCTACGCTACGGCGGCGCTGGGGCGCGCGAAGAAGATGCCACGGCTACAGACGTTGCTCATTGAGCCGCCAAAGGAGCGCCGGCGGCAGACGTGGCAAGAGCAATTGGCCATCGCCAAGGCGATAACGGCGCAATTCAGCAAGCGGAAACGGTGACATGGCACGATCGGCAGTTGTCGGTGCGCTGAGAGTCACAATCGGCATCGACACGGCCGCCTTCGAGGCTGGTCTCAACAAGCTCGAAAAACAGCTGCGCCAGGTCGGCAAGCGGATGCAGGCCGTTGGCAAGACGCTTTCGGTCTCCCTTACGGCGCCGCTGGCTGTTGCCGGAACCGCGGGGATCAGGTTCGCGGCCGATTTCGAGGAGGCGATGAGCCGTGCTCGGGCTGTGCTCAGGCCAACCGAGACCGAATTCAAGGCGCTCTCCGATCTGGCGCTCGAGCTGGGCCGCACGACGAAATTTACCGCAGCCGAAGCGGCCGATGGCATCGAAATGCTGGGTCGCAACGGCCTCAAGGCGGCGGACATCCTGAACGGCGCCGCAACGGCGACGCTCCACCTCGCGTCGGCCGCGGGCGCAGAGCTGGCGCCGGCCGCGGATGTCATGACCGACATCATGGTCAACTTCCGCATGACCGGCGAGCAGCTCGTCAGCACCGTCGACAACATCGCCGGCACGCTGGTGAACTCCAAGTTGGCCTGGGATGACTACGCCCAGGCCGTCGGCCAGGCCGCCGGCGTCGCCGGGCCCATGGGCCTCAGCTTCGAGGACATGAATGCGGCCCTCGCTTTGACGGCGTCCAGCTTCTCGAGCGGCGTCGAGGCGGGCACCAGCTTCAAGAACATGCTGATGTATCTCGCGCCGACCGAGAAAAAGGCGCGGGATCTCATCAAGCAATTGGGGCTCGAGTTCTTCGACGCCGGGGGCCGCCTCAGGACGCTCGCCGAGATCGCCGAGGAGCTCAGGACCAAGCTCGGCGGGCTCACGCGCGAGGCGCAGCTTCAGGTGCTGGGCGTCCTGTTCGGGGCCCGCTCGATCCGGTCAGCCATCCGTTTGATGGAGGAAGGTGCCGAGGGCGTTAATCGGATCAAGCAACAGATCGCAGAAGTGTCGGCGGCCGAAATGGCCGCCGCGCGCCTCGACAATCTGCGCGGTTCGCTCCTGATGCTGAAATCGGCCGTCGAGGGCCTGGCCATCGCGATTGCCAATAGCGGGTTTCTGCAGTGGCTACGGAATGTAGTGGACTGGCTGACGGAGTTTGTTCGATCGCTCATCGAAACTGATCCGGCACTGTTGCGCCTCGTGGGTGCACTTACAGCTGTCGCGGCGGCGCTGGGGCCGGCCATTCTGGCGCTCGGACTGTTCGCCGCGGCCGTAGGCGCGATCGGTGCGCCTGTTACCGCCGTCATTGCGGCCATCGGCGCGATTACGGCAGCGGTTGCCGCGTTCTGGCCTGAGATCAAGCAGGCTGGGCAGCTTATCATCAATCTTTTCGGC